ACCGCCAAACAGCCTTGCCCAACGGATAGCAGTGGTCGCCTTTTCTTCCCAGTCCAGCCGGTCGAGAGCATCATCTAGAAAATCAGCAAGCGTCTGATCGCTGATGTTATACTCTATTCCATGTTTCAGAGCTTCCTCTGCTGGTCGGTCGATGATTTTACTGAATAATCCGTTATACTGATATTTTTCAGCAAGATCATAGTCTGGGATCAGCATACCACTGTCATAAATACTGCTCTCCATGCTATACCTGTGCAGCACATCCGGAAAGCCGTCGAATCGGTACAAAGCCACTCCTCCTCTGTTTTTTCATTCTGCCGTCTCCTCAAATCAGACCTTCCATGCTGAAAGAGGAGCTATTGTAATAGGTGTTTGCCTGTGACTGCGCATCCACCTGGTCATCATTGCTGCCATTTGGGAAAAGCGCGTGTTCTTCCACAAAATCATGTACCCATGGGGCGATGGATGGGTCAGGTAAAAAGACGTTGCCTGCTTCGACCACCGCTGTCACAGCGTTGGCACGCACGATCTTTCCGCCCTCCGGTTCGACCGGAACCAACCCCGGCAGCTCTTTACGCAACACATCGATGACCGCCGTTCCGTTTGCCTTGTCTTCGATGAGCTTTCGTACTGCCTGCGGCCATTTTGCCGATAGGGAACGCACTGCCCGAATTGTCTCGGTAAAGCTCGTCCGACCGCGCACCTGATCCAGCAGGTAGCGGCTGCTTCCCTTTCGTGCCCACACCTGACCGACCACATAGTCGGAGGACTGCGCATCCTTAAAAGTACAATCCCAGGACTGGACATAATCATAAAGCCCACTTGGCAGGACTTTGTAGTAATTCCACCACTCACGTTTGAAGGTACCGCCTTCACCAGGGGTCGGATGCTGCTGGTACAGTGCTGCCCAGTCTCGGCTTCCGACCGTCGCCTTCATCTTGGTAAGAGCTGATTCGTCATATTTCCACTTCCAGAGGGCTTCACCCTCCCTGCGGATGTCGTAGGGCTTGATCGGCTCCTCACAGATGGCAGGCAGTTCCAGAATTGTCCACTGGTCCGCGCCGTCTTCCGATGCCTTGAGCAGTTTTCCTGCCAGATCGTCCTCGTGCCAGCGCGTCAGGGTCAATAAAATACATCCATCTTTTTCAAGACGGGTGTACAGAGTGGAGGTGTACCAGTTATAAACTTTCTCGCGGTAGGTAGCACTGTCAGCTTCCTCACGGTTTTTGACCGGGTCATCGATGATGATGTACTCGCCGCCCATACCGGTAATACCGCCGCCGACACCGGCTGAACGGTAAACGCCGCGATGATTGACGATCTCAAAAATATCACTGTTTCGAAGATAACTTCCTCGGGCAGTGCTGTGGATATTCTTTCCAAAAAGTCTGCTATTGGGAAAGAGCTGTTCATACTCCGGACTATCGATTAGCCGCTGCACATCGCGGTTCATACGGCTGGCAAGGTCGGAAGCATAGGAACAGGAGATAATCGAAGTGTCTGGCTTGTTTCCAAGCAGAAACGCAGGGAACTTTCGGGACACAAGTTCGCTCTTTCCGTGCCGCGGCGGCATAAACACCATCAGGCGGCGGATCTCCTTTTGTGCCAGCCGGTCGAGGTATTCGCACAAAAGCTGGTGATGCCAGTTCATCTGATAGTTTCGGTCAACATACAGCACAAAGTCGCTCATGTGCCGGCGGGCAAGCTCCCTCCTTGCTTCCTGTATGAGAACCTGCCTGAGTTCCTCCGTTATCATGATGTCTCTCCCTTCACCAGCTTCCTCAGCTCCTCGTCGTCAAACTCCTGCAAAATCCGCTCATGGGTGTTGTCCTCCTTCGGGGACTGTGCCTTCTGTGCACGCAGGATTCGCAGCTCGCTGAGATACTGCCGCTTTTCCTTCTGTACTTTGGTCAGTTCCGCCTGCAGCTTTTGGATGACGTCAAAGACATCCCTTGTTCTGGTGGTCGTTTCCACCTGTTTGGCGCGACTGCCCTTAACGCCTTCGCTTTCCACCGTCCGGCGAATTACACCATCCAACGACAGACCGTTCTTCTGATCCTGATACTTCTGGATAGATTCGAGCAGCTGTCTCTCTCTGCTGGTGAGCAGGATGATCTCGTCGATGATGAGCGTTTCCTCGTCGCTAAAATCAATCTGCTGCAACCGCTGCATTTCCTCCCTTGGAATCATGTCCATTGTGGGGTTAACATACAGTCCGTGAACGTAGCGATTTTGATTTCCCTTTGGTGCACCGCGGCTCCGTTTGACCGGTGGTTCATTGGTAACGTTACTATTCCTATCGCCCTCTTTTGGTAACGTTACCATTCTGTTTGGTAATGAGAGCTTTTCCTCCCATTTGTCCTGATTTTTCCATTTACGTACCAGTGTTTCGGATACGCCTAATTCTTCTGCAATGTCCTTTAATAAACGCTTTGCGCCGGATTCTCTCCACAGCTCAAACGCTTTGTCTCGATTGGGGCTTCTCCCCCTTGCCACATCTCACCACCTCTCTGTCATTTTGATTTGAACCTGTATTTCTATTTTTCAGTTTTGATTTGTTCTGCGTGTAAAGAAATAAAAGAACGGTGTGTCTCCTAACGCAAGCAACAGCTTAATCACATACTGTCCCAGAACCATCGCCGGAAGGTTATCTACCACACCATAAAAAGCAATCGTGATAAAGATCAGCGTATCCACCAGCTGACTGGTCATGGTACTCAGATTGTTTCGAAGCCACTTCTTTTTTCCATTGCAGCTTTCCTTGAGCTTATGAAACAGGAACACGTCCAGAAACTGGCTGACACTGAATGCTCCCAAAGATGCCAGCGTCATGCGCAGCCCCTGATTCAGTACAACCTTTAAGGACTGCTGAAGGGCTTCACTCGCTTCCTGCGGCGGAATTGCTAAAGATAGATACCCCAGCGCCAGAAAGATCAGCTGAACGATGATGCCGATTTTGACGCAATCGTTTGCCTCCTGTTTGCCCCAGATTTCTCCGATAATGTCGGTGGAGAGGAAGGTCAGCGGGTAGGTGATAATTGCTCCTGCTACGGTAAATCCCAGAACGCTGATGATTTTCCCGCCAAACAAATTGGACATCACAAGCCCGATCATGAAGATGATGTTTAATAAAATCAGATTAAAGGTTGTTTTCTGCATTACTTTACTCCGTTCATATATTTTTGAAATTTGACCCATTACCCCATGTTGTGAGAGATGAGTTTGCCCAGATCCACCTTTCTTCCCTGCTTATCCAGCACCCTTGTTTCGATGTGGTCCTTGTTAAAATAGTGAACCTGCTGTCCTCTGGCGGCGGCGACCGTCCAGGAAGCACTGTCCACCGAGTAAAATTCGTAATCGTTTAGTGATTTGGTCTTGGTAAATCCCAGCCCATGTACCTTTACTCCGCGCACAGTCGCATAATGAACCAGACGGCGGATCAGCTCGTATTCCTGCTTCTTAACATGGAACACCAGTCCACCGATGGCAACATAGCGATATTCCCGGCACATCCTTTTCCAGTAGTCCACACCGCGTCCTTTGTGCCAGACGGGGATACACTGCCGACCTGCAGCTCGCTCCATCTTCTGCCGCCACTCTTCTACCTTGGCAAGTCCGAAGATATTGTCCACATCGATCTCGATAAAGTGTTTGACCTGATACTTCACGATGAAGGCAATGTACCGGTCCACATACTCCTCCATCTGAGCAAGCGTTACCTTTTGCCCGTTCATATAGCTGAATGCACCGCTGTCCAGCAGTAAATTGTCATTGCCCACTGACTGCATTGCCTTCAGACAGCTGCTCTCTCCGTTAAAGAAGGTCTCCAGTACATAGCGCGGCTTGTATTTCTGGAAGGAATAGTCCCTCATTTCTCGAGACATTCCCTGATTGGTTGCAGCAAGGAACACCCTCACGGTGTAAACTCCTTTCCGCAATGTGGACAGACGATGGTTTTGGGAGTTCTGTCCTTGACGATCTCGGTGTCCTGCAAAAAGTCCTCGTCCTTTACGTCCAGCTCATCCAACGCCATATCGGGAAAATCAAAGACGGTCATGTCAATATCCATAATCTCAGCCAGTTCATCCGCCAGTTTATCAGGGTCCCATGAAGAAAATTCCGCCACTTTGTTATCTGCCAATCGGAAGGCTTTTACCTGCTGTTCGGACAGATCTTCCACGCAAATGCACGGTATCTGCGTCAATCCCAGTTCTTCCGCTGCCAGCTTTCTGGTGTGTCCGGCAATGATGATATTGTTCTG